AACTCGATAAAGTGTGGATTATGTATTCGACCAGTTTCAATTTCCCCAGTACGCCAGTTAAATGCTGTGTGACATGAGATACACCACATCTGTGCACACCCACTTGTCTTATGAATCACTGTACCACACTTGGGACAGGATTTACTGTCTTTGTTCAAGAGTTTCATCGTTTCCACGACACTGGGGTCACATTTATGCCCCTCCGTCCGAGGTTCGTTACATTCCTTACAATAGTAGATATCACAGAGACCACAGAACCATTGCTCATTCAGGAATCCTTTACACTCTTCATGAGGGCATTGGCGTACAAATTTTGTCTGGTTTCCATCCACCACCCTGCCATTGTTTCGAACTTGTTCGAGTTCTCTGTACACTCGTTCCATATCTCGATACAAATTCCGAATATCTGGGTGAATCTGTAGAACACGGTCAAACTCATTCTCAAATGTCTTGTACTTGTGATGAAGTTCTATCAAGCGCTCTTTTTGAACTCGAAGTGTGTGACGAAGTTTTCTCATGTAGAGTATTCTCTCAACTTCAGGTTGTGTTTCAGGCATGAGCGCTTTTTCTCTTTCCAGTAGGACGTTTTCGCGGTGTCGTCTAAATGTCGTGTTCCTGAAATATTTGGTACAGAATGTGTCTACAAATTCTCTATTCCAGAGAGTCTTACACCCCATACAATGGGGGTCTTCGAACGAGTCTACGATGTATCGTTGGCTGCATGATCTACAACTGACTAAATCACAAAAGGGACATTCAACTTTCTTGTGATTTATCTTATTGAACTTTTCACAACACACATCACAAACATCCATTAAATTAAAGGCAGGTTATTTCTTTAAATTAAAATTACTGAAAATCTACAAATTGACTAATCATCTCACGAGCATCCTCCCTCTCATAGACAGTCTGTGCAAAGAAGAGAGTCATGTCCGCCTGTCCATATGACAAGTATGTACCCCGATACTTCTCATAAATGGCTACGACATTCTCTAAATTTTGGTCACACCAGCCTTCTACATCCTCTTTGGACATATCTCGGTGGAGACCCTGTTCAATAAAGTCGGCGACTTCGTCACTGAGGGGCATATCAGTCACTACGGTGCAATCGTCGTCGGGATGAATCATTGTTTTTTCTTGGATTTTCGCTTTTTGGGTTCCAACTTAGCTTCTCTTTCTCTCAAAAGTCGCCTCTTTTCGGCAAGTTTGTTGTTGAACTTCTTGTTCTCCCTGGCTTTCGCCTTCATCTTTTCAGTCTCGGTGAGCATTTTTTTGGAAGACTGCGCCGCCCTCTCAGCGGCTTCACGCGCTGCCTTCTTCGCTTTCATCTTACGTACCCGTTCAGCTTCCACATCAGCCCTTTTTTTACGCTCTTCCTCTTTCTTTTTGTTTTCCTCAAATTTCATACGAGTGTCCACCCTCACCGCATTATCTTGAATGTCTTTAATTTGAGCCTTTGTCTCCGCTCTACTTATTTGACCCTTGTACTTTGTCTTATTGACTTGTGAAAGCTTCTTGAGACGGTTTATAACACTCGTGGCACTCTGGCGATTGAATACCTTCACGGTATTCTCCTTCTCCTGAATCTTACCAATGACCCCTGCAACTAAGGACTTTGAAGCATTGGAAATCTTTTGATTTACCTGTTTGTTTGCCGATGCACGAATCAAACTAAGATTTGGATTTGGTGCATTAATTCTCTTAATGTATCCAGTCTTATTTTCTTGTGGAATATTCAAACCCCGAATATACCTCGAAAGTTCCCGTTTTTTAGCATCTTGTGTCAAATCAGACAATTGTTGCTCAAAGATTTTGCGTCTCCGAGTCACATTGTTCTTGAGTTCCATTACTTTTTCAAGGTGACCACGCTTTTTGATTGGTCCAATCTTACTTATTTGAATTTCCTTACGTAACTCAACCTTTTTGTTCAATTGTTTTTCCAAGTTTTCGAGCTGTGAGTTGGTCTTCGCATTCTTGATAGCAGGGTTCCACTTCCCTATGCGACCACCGAAGCGCCCAACTTCAGTTTTTGCTTTCTTGAAGAGCTTATTCCT